AACGAGAACTACATCGACATCGAGCTGGGCGGCTGGAACGTCCCCGAGGCCATCACGGTCGAGGCCGAGCCCGTCGAGGCCCGCGACTTTTCCGACTTCGAGCTGTAGGGGAGGGCGTCATGAACAAGGACTACAGCGTCACCTTCAAGCCGAACGATGACCTCGACGGCGCCATGCGCGAGACGGAGGAGTCGGTGAAGGGCCGCATCTGCCGCCTGTTCGGCTTCACGAGTGAGCACTTGAGCGTGCAGGAGGGCTTTCTGGAAAGCGCCAAGATTGCGGGCACGCGCTACTTCGCGTACACCTCCGTGCATTTCACCGCCAACGGCATCGGCTGGTCGACGGACTTCGAGAACTTAACCCGCGACCCGGTTCTCGACGAGCACTAGGGAGGGCGACATGAGAGACGTGAAGATGCGCCGCGAGAACATCAGGTACGAGGCGCGCGGGAAGTCGTTCGAGATCGAGTGCCCGAGCGGCTTCTCGGGCATCGAGGCCATCGTCTGCTGGTGCGACGCCGGCGGCGGCTGGCACCATGAGGCCTTCGAGTCGTTCCTCGACGCCCGCGGTCGCCTGGACGGGCTGCTGCGCGGCGAGGCGGTCATGGCCTACGTCCAGCGCACGGTCTGCATGAACACCGCCGACGCCATCGACCCCGGCATCCAGCCGGTTGAGGTCGGCTTCGCCGCGGGCGAGTGGGTCATGTATCAGCTGCAGAAGGGGCGTGAGTAGCGATGGGTAGGTGGGTCCGCTACGACTTCGAGCTTGTCGACGGCTCCTACGTCGAGACCGACAAGAGCGCCGCATTCCGTATCTCGGAGACGTTTGGCTTCACCAACGAGCAGCACATCAAGATTTTGGAGAAGGGCACCGAGAAGCTGGGAAAGCTCGACGGTACCGAGTACTACATCGCCTCGCCCGTGACGTTCGCCCTGTACGGGAAAGTCTACTTCACGCTGGGCAACTCGCTCGTCTACATGCCCGGCCTGGAGGAAGTCTACCTGGGCGGCGATGGGCGATGAGCAAGTTCTGTCAGGCGGTTCGCCTCGTGGTCGCCATCGTCGTCGCCACGCCGCTCGTTCTGGTCGTCGCGGCGCTCGCGCTGGTCGAGTGCCTCTTGAGGATGGTTTCCGGGGCGTTGACAAGGCTCGGCATCTCAATCCTCAGGACTCTCAAGGGCGGCGAGTAGCGATGGGGGGTGCGGAAATGCCCGACTGGCTCCCGTGGGCCGTCAACTTCACGGCGTGCCTAGCGACCGGAATCCTGTTCCGAGTGCATGCCATCGACGAGCGCGTGAAGGAAATCAAACGCGAACTCGACGAGCTGGCTGAACGGGAACGGAAGGAGCGCGGCGGCGAGTGATACCACGAGCCGCGGCAGCGTCGACCTGGCCGCCCTGCGATAGGGCGGCTCCGGCTTCGCGTGCCTAGGTCGATATGTCAGCTGTCTCCGAATCATGGCCCGAAGCCTACCGCGCGAATAACGCGGAAACGCAGGTATTGCCGCTCAGGCAACCCGCGGGCCCCGCTCCCGGGGCGGCACCGTTGCCCCGCGGCTCTCCGATAACCATCCGCGGGGACGTTCCCTACCGGTGCCGTGCCGGGGGCGAGGCCCCGAAAGCAAGCAACAAAAAAGAGCCGCCCGGTGTGGAAAGCGGGGACGGCTCCAGACCTGAAAGGAGGTCACTCATGGATTCTAGCAGAGCCAAAACGTTCCAGCAGATGGCCGACGAGCTTGGCATCAGGCACAAGCTGATGTACACGCTGCGCGAGGCGTCGAGGGTGACGGGGGTGCCATACGACACGCTGCGCTGCGAGTGCAAGGCGGGCCGCCTGCGCTCGCAGCTGCCCGAGGGGCGCAAGGTGGGGCGCATGGTGCGCCCGGAATGGGTGGAGCAGTGGATCGAGGAGGGAACGCATGGCATCGAGGCTGCTTAGGTGCGCTGCGTACATCGCGCTCCTGTTCGCGGTGTACGCGCTCATGCCGTACGTCCTGCGGGCGATGCTGCTCGCGGCGGATGGCATCCGCGTTGTGCTCGGGATGGGGTCGGTGCTGTGAGCGACAGGCGATTCGCGTTCACCGTCACGTTCGCGGCGGGCAAGCAGCGCCATAGGCTCGACCGGCGCCACGCACGGATGTACACGCCCAACGAGACGATCAGGGCGGAGCAGGCCATCGCGGCGGCGTGTCGGGAGGCGATGGCCGAGGCGGGCATCCAGCCCCTGGTCTTCGGCCCGCACGAGCCGGTGATCCTCAACGTCGACGCCTACCGTCCGCTGCCGGAGAGTCGGCCCAAGCGCGTGCGCTCGGAGCCGGACACCTACAAGCCGGACGGGGACAACGAGGGCAAGCTGGTCATGGACGCGCTCAACGGGCTCGTCTGGGCCGACGACGCGCAGGTGGTCGACCTGCACGTGGTAAAGCACCCCAGGGTGCGCGGGCAGGCCGAGCGCATGGACATATCGATAGCGCCCGGGTGGTCCGGGCGCAGGGACGAAACGGAGGAAATGTAATGAAGCGAAAGGCATTCAAAGAACTCATGAGGCAGGCCGTGGGCAACGTCCTCATCAACACGGAGCTCAACGCCGAGGCGCTCGAGCGCGACGTCGACCCGGCGGTGCTCCGCGGCGTCGCCTACGGCATGGCGGTCGCGCCCGCGCTGATGGACGAGGAGCCCATCGAGTTCGACCGCGACTTCCTGGCCGTCATCATCGCGTACGGCAAGAAGTGCGATGACGTCTACGCCGAGAACGGCGCCATCGCCACTATCTCCAAGCTCTACGGATGCGAGGTGAGCGTCGATGAGTAACGAGGTTATCGAGTTCAAGGACGATGCGGGCATGCCCGTCAAGTTCACCTCGCAGGATATCCGCGAGCGGCTGTGCCCGAACGCGACCGAAAGCGAGCTGGCGCTGTGCATCGAGCTATGCAACCGCCAGCACCTGAACCCCTTCACCAAGGAGGTCTACCTGGTGAAGTACAGGGACGCGCCGGCGAGCATCATCACTTCCTACCAGGTGTTCAACCGCCGCGCCAACCGTCAGGAGAGCTACGGCGGCATCAAGAGCGGCGTCGTGGTGATGCGCGAGGGGCAGATCGTCAAGAAGCGCGGCAGCGCCGTCTATAAGCAGGTGGGCGAGCAGCTTCTCGGTGGCTGGGCCGAGGTGCAGTTCAAGGACGGCAAGGAGCCGGCCTACGTGGAGCTGGCGCTCACCGACTACAGCACCGGCAAGAGCAACTGGGCGAAGATGCCTGGCGTCATGATCGAGAAGTGCGCCAAGGCCGGCGCGTGGCGTCTGGCCTACCCCGACGAGTTCGGCGGGATGTACACGGGCGAGGAGATGGACCAGAAGGTCGCGCGCGACATGCGCGCCGGCACTCAGGCCGTCGAGGCCGAGAGCGTCGAGCCCGTGGTCGACCTGCAGCCCGTGCGCGACCTGTTCAAGCCGTTCATGGCGGCGACTGGGCTCGACAGCGCCGGAGCCATGGCGGCCATCTGCGCCGCCGTGGGCTGCGCGTCGGGTTCCATGCACGACATGACGCTCATGCAGGCGCGCCGCGCGGCCTCTTGGATGGAGGAGGAGATCGCGGCCCGCAAGGCGCAGCCCGAGCCCGCAACCCCCGAGCCGGAGCCCGCGCCCGCCTATGAGCCCGCGCCCGCCGAGTGCGCGACCGACGACGACCTTCTGGGAGGCTTCTAATGGCAGACGAGGTTTTGGCAGTCGAGGCCGTGCCGCTCGAGGAGGACTTCGACACGCTGGTGGCGTCGCTCGCAATCGACGACACGCTCGAGGACAAGCTGGCGAAGCTCAAGAAGAACGTCGATGAGAAGCTGGCGGTCTACATGGGCGTCAAGCGCATCGAGAAGGACGAGGACTTCAAGGCGGCGAAGAAGTACCGCGCGGCGGTCAACGACGTGAAGAAGCCCATCGAGGCGCAGCGCAAGGCCGCGAAGAAGAAGTACAGCGACCTGCTCAAGACGTTTGATAAGACCATCGGCGAGATCACGGCGCCCATCGACGCGCTCTCCGATGAGTACAAGGCTGAAATTGACCGATACGACGGCGAGTGCAGGACCCGCCGACTCACCGCGCTCAAGGGCCACTACTACGACCTCGCGGGCGAGATGGGGCCGCTGGTGCCCTACGAGCGCATCGCCGACGACAAGTGGCTCAACGCGAGCTTCGGCGAGGTCAAGGCCAAGAACATCATCGAGCGCCGCGTGGGCGAGCTGCTGCACCAGTTCAAGTTCGTCAACGGCCTCGACTACGCGGACGAGTCCGAGAAGGCGTGGGCCGTGGCGTGGTGGACGAGGACGCTGCCGGCGGACTCGGGCGAGGTTGCGGCTGCGGTCGCCGCGCACCGCGAGGAGGTCGCCAAGGCCGCCGCGCTCGCGGCGACCTACGAGCAGGCGACGGCGCCCGCACCGGAGCCCGAGCCGGAGCCCGCGCCGCTGCCGCCCGACCCCGAGCCGCTGCCCGTCGAGGAACCTGAGCCGCCCTTGGGCGTGCCGAGGTGTGTGCGGGTGGTCCCGTCGCGCCCCGAGCCGGATGTGGCCGAGGATGCGGCCCCAGCACCGCAGAGGGGCTACCGCGTGGTCATCGAGTGCGCCACGGCAGACGAGCTGCGTCGCGTGAGGGCAGTAATGGTCGAGAACGGCATCCACGGATACGTCGAGAGGATGTAGGACATGGGAGAGAGCAACCTGCCGCCGCTTCGAACGCCGGAGCAGCGCAAGGAGGCGATGGCGAAGGCCGTCCACACGCGCCGCGAGCGTGCCGCGTTCAAGGCCGCCTGCAAGGCGGGCAACATCCCGCCCGAGGTGGCCATCGAGGCGCCCATCGCGGCAAAGCTCAAGGTCGACGAGTTCGCCCGCTCGTTCCCGGGCATCGGCCCGGTCACGGCGCAGAAGATCGTCGAGGCGTGCCATATCCGCGACGGCCGCCGCGTGAGCGGCCTGAGCTACATGCAAGGGCCGCGCCTCGTCGAGGCAATCAATAGCCACATGACTGCGAAGGAGGACGGGCAGTGAGCATCAATCGAGTGAACATCACCGGCAACCTGACCCGCGACCCCGAGCTGCGCGCCACGGCGAGCGGGACGCAGGTCCTGTCCTTCGGCGTCGCCGTGAACGACCGCCGACGCAACGCGCAGACGGGCGAGTGGGAGGACTACCCCAACTTCGTCGACTGCACCATGTTCGGCAACCGCGCCGAGGCCGTGGGGCGATTCCTCGCCAAGGGCATGAAGGTCGCCATCGAGGGCAAGCTGCACTACAGCTCATGGGAGAGGGACGGCCAGAAGCGCTCGAAGCTCGAGGTGATCGTCGACGAGATCGAGGTCATGGTGCGCCGCGACGGGCAGGCCCAGCCGCAGCAGAGCCTCGCGGAAACGGTGCCCGTGCAGCCACAGGCGCAGACCGCGCCGCAGTGGAACGCCCAGCAGGCCTACGCCGCGGCCCCGCAGCCCGAGTTCTACGACGAGGACGTGCCGTTCTGATGAGGCGCGTACCTGACATCATCCGCGACCACTGGGAGGCGGCCCTTTTCGCCGCCTCCTTCGCCGCGGGCTTCCTGTTCTTCTCATCGCTTCTCTGGGGGTGGTTCTGATGGCCTTCACCGTATTCGACAGCTTCGCCGAGGTCTACGACGACTTCGACGCGAGCGACCCCGAGGACCTGCGCGACCGCGCGATGCTCGCCGACGCGATCATGATGTACGGCCTGCACGGCGTCGAGGCCGACCTCCCGAAGTACCTCCGCCGCGTTTTCAAGGCGATGAAGAACGCCATCGACAACTCCAAGGACGCGCGCGGCAGGGGCGGCAAGGGCGGCCGCCCGCGCAAGAAACCAGTTTCCGACAAACCCGAAACGCAGGTTTCGGAAAGTGAAAACCCTAACCTAACCTACCCTAGCCTGTCCTGTCCTGAACTGGATTGTGCTGAGCTGTCCTGTGATGGGGGCGATGCCCCCGCCGCGCCGCCCGAGTTCGAGCCGCCGTCGCTGGAGGAGGCCCGCGGGTACTTCGGCGCCAACTGCCTGAGCGGCGACCCGGACGCCTTCTGGGCCTACTTCGAGTCCCAGGGCTGGGTCAAGGGCAACGGCCAGCCGGTGAGCAACTGGGGCGCCCTCGCGCTCGACTGGTCCAGGCGCCAGAAGCGCATCGACGCCGACGACCGGGCGAGGGGCAAGCCCACCGCCTCGGAGGTCGAGGCTGCCACGTTCAAGCCGACGAGGACGCCCGAGCAGACGAGGGCGGAGCTCGAGCGCAGGTGGCGCGAGGAATATCCGGGCATCGACCCGGCGAAGGTGAAGGCCCCGAGGGGGACGACCGCCGACCCGGTGGCGCTCAAGGCGTACCAGGACGCGCGGCGTCTGCTGGATGCGAGGGCCGCATGCGAGAGGAGGGCGTCATGAGCTTGGACGCCGAGAGGAGCGAGAACATGGGCAGACCGAAGGGGTCTGTGAGCATCTACGACGACGGGCCGCGCAGCGCCCGCTGCGAGACGTGCGGGTTCTGCGCCGTGAGCGAGGCGGTCATGACGGCGTCTGGCGAGGGCCGCAAACGGTACACGTGCATGCGCTGCCCAGACTTCGTGCACACCACGCAGGGGCTCGCGAGGTGCAACTACTGGGAGGCGCGCCACGATGGCTGAGTCGCGGGACCGGCGCGGCGGCTACGTGCTCGTGTGCGGGCAGTGCGGCAGGCGGTTTCGCGCGGCAAACGGGAACCAGAGGTACTGCTGTGGCTGGTGCGAGAACGTGGCGCACAGGAACGAGAGTAAGCGGCCCGTGGACGTGTACCTCGGAACGAGGAGCGAGTCGGGCCGAGAGGTCAACGCCATGCGCGCGGCGCTGGCACAGGGGAGGCGCATCTGATGCGGGACGGTTACAAGTTCGAGTTCGGGGCGCTCGATGAGCCGGACGCACCCAAGGTGCAGGCGCTCAAGCCGCTCGAGGAGGCGGCCGAGGTATACGGCGCTTGGCAGGATTGCGACGACATGCGCCTCAGTCCGATCATGACGGCGCGCAGGGAGTACCGCAAGAACCTCATCGACGAGTGCATGGACGTGGTCCAGGCGGTCGTCAGCTTGCTCGACGCCGAGGGTTTCACGCAGGAGGACGTGGACGCGGCAATCGAGCGCTGCAACGAGAGGAACCGAGAGAGAGGACGTTTGTGATGGAGACTTTGGAGCAGATCAAGGCCGACGCGGTCGAGGTGTTCCATTTCGACCGCGAGTGCAGGCCGCAGGACAGGGCGCACGCCTACCTGGGGAAGTATCGCGTCAGGCGCGGCTACAACGACACGGCGATGCAGGTCGCGGTGACCGACATGATCGAGCGCGCCTACGAGGCGGGAAGGGCGGAGGTCACCGGCGCGAACCTCGTGCAGAACCTGCGCCGCCAGCTGACGAGCATCGAGGAGACCGTCGGGGATGCCATCGACCTGCTCGACGAGAGCACGGGGGGCGGTGGAGTGCGATGAGTGACTCGAGGGTCGGCGGCTACCCGATGGGGGTGACGGACGCCGCCATCGAGCGCCACTTCGGCGGCACCCGTGAGCCTCGGATGTGCGGGAACTGCAGGCATTTCTGCGGCTGCGACATCCACGTCGACTACGGCTACTGCCACCTCGGGTTCGAGCGCGCCTACGACGCGGAGGCGCCTGACCGCAAGGAAGGGTTCTGGCGCCTGGCGAAGTGGGCCGCGGCGTGGCTCACGGGAAACCTGCTGTATTGCGAGGACGAGTGCGGCGAGTGCCGCGACTACGAGGAGGTTGAGTGATGAGCGTCGAATTGCCCAAGGATGCCGAGGGCCGCGAGATTCCGCTTGATACCGTGGCGCTGTTCAACCGTGTCGGGAACGTATATAGCATCGTGCGCTGGACATTCACCACGGACTTTGATTTGAGTGACGGATGGTCGAACAAATGGCGTGCGATTACCGACCGTGGATTTGCACTCGATCCGGCACTCGTGTACCTCACCACGCCAGACACATGGGAGAAGCTGGAAGAGGACTTGGGCAAGGGCGCGGACGCGCTGAATTATGAAGCCTGCGCCTATTTTGGCAAAAGTGCGTGCGACTGCTCATCGTGCATCGCCGACAAAGGCGAAACCTGCGAAAGGGTTGTCATGCGCGACATCGCCGACCGCATCCACAAGCTGAGGGGTGAGGGCGATGCCTAGCGATTGTCCCTACTGCGGAAAGCAGCACCTCAACTTCGGTGATTACGAAGAAGGGGTCGAGCTGTGGCTCGACGAGACGAACGACGGCGAGCGCGTCATCGCCGTAGACCCTCCGTTCGCATGGAGCGCCCCTATCAACTTCTGCCCGTTCTGCGGACGCGATCTAAGGGGTGAGGACTAATGGACGAGATCAAGTTGAAACCATGCCCGTTCTGCGGACAGCCGATAACCAGAAATCCATACACGCGCCTCGACGTAGGCTCGCGGATTAGACAGGGAGTTATCAGGTGCGACTGCGGCGCGGAGATGCGAATCCACGTTGTATCTCGGGATGCCGCAGAGAGGTGGAAGCGACTCGGTTATCACTTTCCTCCAGACGATGTCGCCTACGGCGGCGACGATAACGACGTTGATGCCGTAATCAAGTTCACCAAAGACGAGCTTGTCAAGCAGTGGAACTCTAGGAGCGGGGGTAACGAATGATTAGCGATGAAGAGCGCCGCGAGGCTGTCGAGTTCCTGCGCTCAGGCAAGTGCCTATACTTTGCCGAGCATCGAAAATTGGAGCTCGATTGCAACCGGTGCATGAAAGTGAGCACGATGCTTTTCGGTCACTACGATGCGCTTTGCGGGTTGGACAGCTGCGGGACCGATGCGTGGCAAAGACTTGCCGACCTCATTGACCGCCCGAGCGAGAATATCGAGCGTCCTCGGTGAGTTGGTCTCCGGCGCTTGATAAGGTTCTGCCGTGGCGGGCGAGCTTTAGGGGGTATGCGAATGGCGTGTAGGCCACCTGTAGGAGATGGGCCAAAAGGCCCATCTACAAAGTCAACACATCCGTTGAGGGACGAGTGGGCGCTCCGGAAGGGGCGCTCCTCTTACGTCCTGTGGACGGACGAGATGATAGGGCGGATGCAGGCGCACCCGGAGCGGACGGCGGCGGAGATCGCGGCGGACCTCAGGGTGACGCCGAGCGCCGTGAGGCACGCGCGGCAGCGGTACGGGCGCTTTTCGACCGGAACGGATGGGCTGTGCATCGTGTGCGACGCGCGGCCCGTGTTCGACACGTCGGCGCAGGCGAAGAAGTGGAGGCTGTGCAAGGGGTGCTATCTGGCGGAGAGGAAGAGGCGGCTCGAGGAAGAGGCGGAGAGCAACCGCATACGACAGGCCGCGCACAGACGGCAGAAGCTGGACGGAGACGTTTGAGAGGCTGGCCGAGGTGATCAGAATCAAGTCGACCAAGGTCGAGTAGCCGAAAGGCCCCGGGAAACCGGGGCCTTTTCTTTAAACGTTACCCCCTTTTTACGCTCGTGGGCAAACGCACGCGCTTGTCCACGTGCGTAAAAAGGTGGGAACGTTCGCGTTTCCACATGGCTATCTACCAGCGTAAATGTGATTTTGTGGCGGGAAAAGGGCGTGAAAAACTGACCAAGGAGGGCATCGAGGATGCCGTCCGCCTGTGCCGTGCCGGAATGACCGACAGGGACATCGCCGCGTATCTCGGGGTCGCACGCGAGACATACAGCCGCTGGATCAACCACCCCAGAACAGACAATCAGCGTCAACTGTGTCACGTTCTAAAAAAGGCCGAGGTGGAGCGCAAGGCGACGCTCGTGGGCCGCATCATGGACGCGAGCAGCGACAGCTGGCAGGCGGCGGCGTGGCTTTTGGAGCGCAAGTACCCGCAGGAGTACGCCAAGGCGCAGCGCATCATGGATACCACCGACACGGCGGTGCTCAAGGCCGCCAAGGAGCTGGTGCTGTCCGTGCCGTCCTCAATCGGCGGGGACGAGTAGCCGATGCCGCTCACGAGGATGCAGCACGAGTACCTCGCCAACTGCACGCACCGCTACAACGTGAAGTGCGGGGCGACGGGCTCGGGCAAGAGCTACGTCGACATAGCCGTGACCATACCGCAGAGGCTTCTCGCCATGAGGGGCGAGGGGCTGGCGGTGATGATCGGGAACACCCGTTCGACGCTCGAGCGCAACATCCTCGAGCCGATGCGCTCACTCTACAGCGAAGACGTCGTCAGCCAGATCGGGCGGGACAACACGGCCCAGATTTTCGGGCGCAAGGTCTACTGCCTCGGGGCGGACAAGAAGACAAGCGTATCCAAGATTCAGGGCGCCACGTTCGAGTGGGTCTACGGCGACGAGGTCGCCACGTGGAGCGAAGACGTGTTCCAGATGCTCAAGAGCCGCCTGCGCTGCGAGCACAGCCGCTTCGACGGCACCTGCAACCCCGACAGCCCCAACCACTGGTTCAAGCGGTTCCTCGACGGCGACAGCGACATCTACAGGCAGGACTACACGATCTGGGACGGTGCGCTGGCACCGGATGTCATCGAAGCCCTCATCAAGGACTACGGCAGCGGCGTGTACTACGACCGCTACATCTTGGGCAAGTGGACGTTGGCCGAGGGTCTGGTCTACCCCGAGTGGGAGGGTGCCCTCGAGAGCCGATATACGGGCAGCGCCGCCAAGTACGCGGTGTCTTGCGACTACGGCACGCAGAACGCCTTCGCGGCGCTGTTGTGGGCGTTTGACGGCAAGGTGTGGCACGCGGTGGACGAGTACCGCTACTCGGGCCGCGACACGGGGCACCAGAAGACGGACGCCGACTACGTGGCCGACATGGCCGACTTCGTGCGCGGGCTGGGCAAGCCACCCACGTTCATCATCGACCCGAGCGCCACGAGCTTCATCGCCGCGATGCGGCAGGCCGGGTTCAAGACCAAGAAGGGGCGCAACGACGTCGCGGACGGCATACGAGAGACGGGGGTGTGCCTGGGCAACGGCACGGTGCGCATCTCCGACGCCTGCGCAGGGCTGATAGGCGAGCTCGGCGGCTACTGCTGGGATGCCAAGGCGGACGGCGACAGGCCTGTCAAGGTCGAGGACCACAGCTGCGACGCGCTCCGTTACGGCGTGGCAACACTGCGCATGTACAAGCCTGCGAAACGGCAGGTAAACCCATTTTTTGAAGGGAGGTAGCGGCTTTGTCTAAGGGGCCTTTGGTGACCGATGGCGACCTCAAGGCGGCGGCGTCGGCGACGGCGTTCGCGGCCGATGCCATCGAGCGGCACATGTCGAGCGAGATGTACAGCAACGCCGTCACCGCGAACGAGTACTACCGCCAGCACAACGTCACGATCAACCGTTTCGTGCAGAAGATCTACTCGTGCTCCGGTGCCGAGGCCGAGGACTTCACGGCCTCGAAGCTAAGGCTGGCGAGTAACCTGTTCAAGCGCCTAAACGTCCAGCGCTGCACGTACTCGCTCGGTAAGGGCGTGAGCTTCGTGGACGTCTCGGCGGGCGGCAAGGACACGACCAAGGAGGGGCTTGGCGACCGCTTCGACGACGACGTCATGGAGATGGGGCTCAAGGCGCTCATCCACGGTGTGTCATTCCCGTTTTGGAACCTCGACCACATCGACGTGTTCACCGCCGATGAGTTCTGTCCGGTGTGGGACGAGTACTCGGGGGCGCTATACGCCGGCGTGAGGTTCTGGCGGCTCGACTCCGACCACCCGTGGCATGCGACCCTCTACGAGCAGGACGGCTACACGGAGATGGTGTCGGGCGGCAGCGGCTTCGACTTCGAGGTGGCCGAGGCCAAGCGCGCCTACAAGGTCACGTATCAGGAGATACCGGCGGACGGGATGAAGCTGGCCGTCGATGCGGAGAACTACTCCCGTCTGCCAATCGTGGCGGTCTGGGGCAGCGACGCGCACCAGAGCACGCTTGTCGGCATGCGCGAGAGCATCGACGCTTACGACCTGATCAAGAGCGGACTGGTGAACGACACGCGCGACTGCGCGCAGATCTACTGGCTCATCAACGGAGCCGGCGGCATGGACGACAGGGACCTCGACCTGTGGAGGGCGAAGCTCAAGCTGACGCACGTGGCCGAGGTCGACGCCGAGCAGGGGCAGTCCGTGACGCCGTACACGCAGGAGGTGCCCGTCGAGGGCCGCAAGGAGACGCTGGCGCAGATCAAGGCCGACATCTACGAGGACTTCGGCGCGCTGGACGTCCACACCATCGCGGCGGGTGCGACCAACGACCATATCGACGCGGCATACCAGCCGATGGACGAGGAGGCCGCCGAGTTTGAGCGCCACATCCGCGAGGGTATCATGGACATCCTTGCCCTCCAGGGCATCGAGGACACGCCCGTGTTCACGCACACTCGCATCAGCAACACCAAGGAGCAGGTCGAGACCGTGTGCCTGGAGGCCGAGTATCTGGACGACGAGACAATCCTGCGAAAGCTGCCGAACATTACGCCCGACGAGAGGGCGAAGATTTTGGAGCGCAAGCAGCGGGAGCAGGAGGAGCGCATGGCAGCGCTGCCGTCCGCCCTGGCGGCGAACGCGAAGGGTGCCCAGGAGGGCGACGAGGACGAGGAAGGTGATGAGTGATGGCGGCATTGCAGGTGCTTGACGGCGAGCTGTGGCAGTGGGACACCGGGCGCGAGGTCGAGGTTGTCGGCTGCGAGCAGGTGCATTTCGCCAAGTCGACCACGGGGACGTGCTACACGGTTGCGGTGGCCGACAGCAAGGCGAAGATTCCCGACGAGCTGCTCCAGGCGGCTGGGCGCGTGTACGCATGGGCCTACATCACGGACGAGGCTTACGGCGGGCGCACGCGCATCGAGGCACTCTGGGACGTAAAGATGCGAGCCAAGCCCGCCGAGTATATCTACGAGCCGAGCGACCAGCGCACCATCAAGGACGCGGAGACGGCGCGAGACGAGGCCAAGGCCGCGCAGAAGGCGGCGGAGGCCGCACGCGACAAGGCTGTCGCCGCCGAGGTCAAGGGGGCACGCGCCACGACTCTTGCCTCGGGCTCGGAGGCAACGGCGGCGATGGAGGGCAACGTGCTGGTTGTCGGCGTGCCGAAGGGCGACGCGCTGAGATACAGCGACCTCACCGCCGAGCAGATCGCGGAGCTCAAGAAGCCCGCGACGGACGCGGCGGCTGGCGTGAACAAGGTCAACAACGAGTTCAAACAGCTCAAGGCTTCTGTCGAAACGGCGGAGAAGGGCCGCGCCGACGCCGAGGCCGTGCGCAAGGAGAAAGAGACCGAGCGCGGGCAGAACGAGACGGGGCGCAAGGAGGCGGAGACGGGGCGCAAGACTGCCGAGCAGAAGCGCGAGCAGGATTCGGCCAAGGCCCTCGCCGACGCGCAGGCGGCGCTCAAGGACGCCAAGACGGCAGCCCTGAACTACCAGTCGATTATCGACTCGGCGGCTGCCGTGACGGCGCTGGGACTCAAGAAGGTAAACGGCAAGATTTGCCAGATACGAAAGGTAGGTGCCTAAATGGCCGATACGCAGGCAACCGAGCAGGCAACCGAGGGGTTCGAGTACGCGGACCCGCTGGCATCGGACAAGGCGGTGTGGGCGCTTGTCGGCGCGGTAAAGAATCTGGGCGACCAGAAGGCGCTCGAGCGCGACGCCTCGACGGGCCGCTACTCCAACGAGAGCGTCGCCGCGATGGTGGACAAGCACAAGACGGGGCTGGTGTACACGTTCCTCATCCCGGCGGGCAGCCCCACCGACATCAAGCCGATGAGCGCCGCCGCGAAGCGCGTGGCCTCCACCGAGTTCGTGCCGGCGACGGCGACGAGCGCGGCTGTCGATCCGTTCGACACCGAGGGCGGCCCGTGGTTCCACGTGTCCGCCAACGCCGGTGCCGACGCCGACGGCGTGCCGTGGGTCGAGGCCATCGACGGCGTCGACTACGGCTTCTCGCGCGTGGACAACGGACACGGCAACAACGTCTACGAGATCGCGCCGGTCGTTTGGCAGGCGGTCGAGGTGCTGGCGAACGGCAACCTGCTCGTCTCGTGGTCCGACAGCCGATTCAGCGGCTCGCAGCCGAACCCCAAGGCGTTGCTGCCGGACGGCACGCTGCGACCGTACATGCTGACGCCGACATACCCCATGAGCATCGACGCTGAAGGGCGCCCGCGCTCCGTCTCGGGCGCGAAGGTCGCCAACCGCACGACGTCGCACGACTCGCTCGTCGACCTTTGCAAGACCGCGACCACGGGCTACTCGGGCATGAGCGTCTACGACCAGTGGTATATCAACTTCCACCAGTTGACCAAGACGCTCTGCAAGTCCTCCCAGGTGGACTTCCCGGGCTGCACGGACTTCAACATCCAGATCCACCCGGCGCTCGCCGAGACGGGCGTCACGCGCGTGGTCGTCACCGCCGAGCAGGCGGCGAAGATTCCCGTGGGTGCGTCGATGATGTACGGCACCGACACGGGCACCACGTGCCCAGACCGAGGCGCCGCAGCCGCATACGACGTGTTCGACGGCGCCGTTGTCGGCGGCAAGGAGACGCTCGCGGACGGCAACGTGGCGCTGCTCATGGACGTCGCCAAGGCGTTCGACACGACCGTGAACACATGGCTCCAGAGTGCGCCGTGGAACACGGGCAACACCGATGCCCTCGTGGGCGACGGCCAGGTGGCGAAGGACGGCAAGCATCCGTTCAAGGTCGGCGGCGTCGAGACGGGGCTGGGCCTGTGGGAGTTCATGGGCGATACGCTCTTCGTCTCCGACGGGACGGGCTTCGGTATCGCGGTCAACCCCGACACTCGCAATGAGAAGAAGAACGCCGTGGCGGACGGGGTGACCCCGACGGAGGCGTGCATGCCGACGGCGGACGGCTACATGCTCGACATCCAGTTCGTCAACGGCCTTATCTTGGGGAAGGGGCTCGGCGGCTCGGCGACGACCGGTGTCGGCGACTACTTCTACTTCGACACCTCCGGCGGCAAAGTCAAGGGCACAATCCGTCTGGTTCAGTTCCTCGGCTCCCTGCGGAACGGCTCGTTTGCCGGTCTTCGTTGCGCGAGCTCGGGGTTCGGGTCCGGTGGGGCCGCTTGGTACTTCGTCTCCCGGCTTTCTGCTACGGGCCGTAGCCGGGGGTGAATCAGGGCGTAGCCCTGAGAGGGGGCTGGCCCCCTCCTAACCCCAAACAGGGATTCACGGTGAGGGCGGCGCTGGTTTCTGGTTCAGTTCCTCGGCAACCTGAGGAACGGCTCGAATGCCGGTCTTCGTTACGCGAACTCGAGGAACAGGTCCGGTAGGGCCACTTGGAACTTCGTCTCCCGGCAATCTGTCTATAAATCTCTACTCGCACCGTGTCTACCGCGCCCGCCGCTTTCTGGCGGGACACGGCTCAGCCTGACTCCTTTGAGTGAAATTTGTCCGCAAGGCTCACGGGCTGGTAACCGCAAGGCGAACGCTCGTATGACAGACAGAAAGAGCTTTGATCTATGAAAACCTACTGCAAGGGCCTCGAGTTCACGCGCAAGAGCGTCGTCGAGGCCCTGCACCGATGGAAGAAAAGCGACTCCGGCAAGGAGAACGGCTGGCGCGTCGCCGACGAATACGGCACCGAGACGGCGTTCGTCGACCGCATCTGGCTAGAGCTCTCGACTGAGACGCTTACGTTCGAGCCGATTCGAACCTACCTGAAGCACGACCCGAACAACGGCAAGCTGCGCGAGATAAGCGTCGAGAGTATCAAGCGGCAGGTGTGCAACTACCTGTGCGTTGGGGCACTCGAGCCGCTCCTTGCCGCCAAGGTCGGCTTCTGGCAGGTGTCGAGCGGCGTCAAGGGCAAGGGCGCGGCGCTGGGGATGCGCAAGCTCAGGCGCGCGGTTCATCGCTTCGCCTACCACGTACACGTCGACATCCGCAACTGCTACGGCTCGATGCAGACGGCGATAGTGGAGGGTCTGGTGGCGCGCTACGTCAAGAACAGCCAGGTCCTCTACCTGCTCCATTCGCTGCTGTCGACGATGAACGGCGTCCTTATCCTCGGCAGCTACCTGTCGCTTCGGTTGGCGGCGTTCGTGATCTCGTTCGCGTACCACGCGGTCGAGGAGGCGGCGAAGGAGCGGCGCGGCAAGCGCGTGAGGCTCGCGGGATGCCAGGTGTGGTACGCCGACGACGGCTATTTTCTCGGCAACTCAAAGCGCTCGCTCAGGAAGGCCGCGGCCATCGCCGCGCGCGTTTTGGGGCGGCTAGGATTGTCGATGAAGCCGTGGAAGGTGAGGCGCAACGGCGCCGAGCCCATCGACTTCGCGGGCTATCGCATCTGGTGCGCTCGCGGGCGCCGGGTCGACTTGCGAAAGAGGCTCTGGAAACGACTGCGACGCGCGTTCGCGCGCTACATGCGCAGGCGCACCGAGCGCTTGGCGAGGCGCGTGTGCTCTTACTGGGGCTGGCTGAAAACGGCTGTCATGGAGCACCAGATGAACGTCAAGCGGTGCATATTCAACGCGGCGAGGGCCGTGGGTTAGGAGGAAAAATATGGTTGTGAAGTCGGAGCGAACGGGCGAGAGGCCCGAGACGGTCGAGATCGCGGGGACCGACGTCTGGCTGCGCCGCGGCATCGCCGAGGGCGAGCGCGAGGAGCAGGGAGGCGAGGGCGGTTCCGTCAAGGTGAAGGTGTTCACCTACGAGGAGCTGCACTTCACCGACCCGACGGGCGAGCTGACGGTCGATGGCGCAAAGGCCGACTTTGACACCGTCTGGACGGCACACGAGGCGGACGGCATGAGCATGGAGGAGCAGATCGCATCGCTCCAGCAGCAGGTCGCCGACTCGCAAGCGGCCCTTCTCGAGCTCGGCGACATCGTTGGAGGTGAGTAACTTGGCGAAGATCTACTACCGCGCCGTGAAAAGCGGCAAGCGCACGCTCGAGAGCGTTCCCGAGCGCTGGCGCGACGAGGTGCGCCAGATGTTAGAGGCAGACGGCGAGTAGGGAAGGGCCCCGGCTTCGGTCGGGGCCCTTTTCCGTTATGCGCGGGCGACCATGCGTGCCGACGATTGGAGGCGGCGCATGGCGAAGGATAGCGCTCACGAGTTCTCAGACGCCGAGATTCGGGCGTTCGAGCGCGAGGTGGCGGGAGTGTACGGCGAGGCGAGCAAGACGGCCTACGCCAACCTCAAGCGCTATCTGGCGCAGTTCGAGGCCGACGACGAGAAGATGCGCGAGCGTCTCGGGGCCGGCGAGATCACCAAGGCGCAATACAGGTCTTGGCGAAGCGGGAAGATAGCGGCGGGCAGGCGCTACCGAATCGTCCTCAAGCAGTGCGCCGAGGCCATGACGCATGCGAACGTCGTCGCAGCCGCCGCCATCGAGGGCAGGCTGCCCGAGGTCTACGTCGAGAACTACAACTACGGCACGTGGCAGGTCGAGAGCGCCGTGGGCGTTGACACGGCCTACGCACTGCAGGACGCGTCAACCGTCCAGAGGCTGCTCACCGACCACGACTCCTACCTGCCCAAGCCGTCCGTCAACGTCGCCAAGGACGTGGCGTGGAACCGCCGGCTCATAGCCAACCAGATCACGCAGGGCGTGCTGCTCGGCGAGTCGATACCCAAGATCGCGAAGCGCATCCAGGACGTGGCGGGGTCCAACCGCGCGGCAGCGGTGCGCTTGGCGCGGACCTCGACGACGGCGGCGGAGAACGCCGGACGCGTCGACAGTTACAAGAGGGCCAAGGGGCTCGGCATCAATGTGCAGCAGGAATGGGTGGCGACGCTCGACCTGCGCACGCGCTCGAGCCACAGGAAGATTGACCGCGAGAAGGTCGAGGTCGGCGAGAAGTTCAGCAACGGGTGTCGCTACCCGGGCGACCCCGAGGCGCCGTATGCCGAGACGTGCAACTGCCGATGCACACTGGTGGCGTGCTGCGACGGGCTTGACGTGCTCGACGGCGAGCGTTTCAGCCGCCTGCCCGAGGGCATGACCTACGAGGAATGGAAGGCGGGCAAGCCCGCCGTCAACGGCACCAAGCCCGCGAACCGCACCATCTCAGAGTTCATGGAAATGCCTGGAACCAAGCGCAAGCTGGACGTGGCGGGCGTATCCAAGACCGAGGCGCGCAAGCGGCTCTCGCGGCAGCTCGAGGACTACGGCATACCGTCCGGCTCGTTCCGCAAGATGAGCGCAGGCGACCAGCAGAAGGTGCTCGACACGGTGCTTGCGCCCGGTTCGACGCCCATTGTCAACGGCCGGCGCGTTTTCAAGGAGATCAAGGGCGAGCATTCCGCAGGCTCCGACCTTGCCAAGGTAAACCCGAACTTTAAGACAAAGAAGGACAAAGACGGCAGGTACTCGTACAACTGCCAAAGGTGCGTTCCGGCGTATGAGGCGAGACGGCGTGGGCTCGACGTCGTTGCGAAGCCGGTTAAGATGAACAAGTGGGGGAAAATATCGGCATATGACCCCTTCGCGCGCGCCGAGTCGTACAAAAAGGTGTTTCCGGGGGCCACTTGGAAACGTGGTGGCGATAAGCCGGAGAAAGAAATAACGTCATTCCTCCTTGCGGTAAACGGGGACGCGAGGGCCGAGGTCTCCGTTTCCTGGGACCACGCGCTTTGCGGCAAGAGCGGACGACACGTTTTCGTTGCGGAAAAGACGGGAAACGCTATCAAGTTCATAGACCCACAGAGCGGCGATGAGGACGTGAGCTGGTATTTTGGTATAATCAAGGCCGAGGAGACGGAGTTCGCGCGAGTTGACGATGCCGAGTTTGGCGAT